ATGGACATCACGCTCCCTGCAGCAGACGCAACGAACCCATTGGCGAGTGCGATTGGTGTGGCACTTGAGATTCACATGACCAACATCACCGGAGTAGCTGTGATCGATCTACTCGATGGCGATTTCATATTTGATGCGGTGCGCTGATGGCTCTGACACAACGAGAGTTCGAGCAAATGGCAGGAGCGGTTGAGCGCATGTCGGCACGCAACGGTTACAGGATCGTGATGCCGGGAGAGAGCCTCACTGCTCGTGAGGAGAACCTCTTGTTGGAGGAGCTTGGATTTACCAAGCGACCGGACACAGATCCGCCACGAAGAGTGAAGGACGTGAGCGACGACATTCTTACAGAATTTGAACGACGACGACGATGATTAGGAGACGACAATGGGTAAGAAAATAGCAGGACTGACGTACGTCGATGAGTTCTCGTTCCCGTCGGAACAAGGGTTCAGTGGGTCAGCAGGCAAGCAGTCCGTGAAGGGCTACATGCGTGGCGGACACGTGAAAGATCACGTGAAGAAAGCCGCGCAGAAACACCGTGCACCAGGACCAGGTGCCGCTCGTGGTGGCACCGTCGGTGTGACTACCGAACGCGGGCCGAAGTCTAGGCGTCAGAAGAGCACCATGACGAAGGCTGCTCACGGTGGCTCGATGCATGACCAGTTGTACGCAGCTGGCGACGAGATGGGCTACAAGCGTGGTGGTCAGGTGAAGAACACCTCCGCTGAGTTCGTGCAGCAGTCGAGAGCCCAGGACCCGATGGACAGCGGTGTGCAACCGGCACGCAAAGGACGCAACCAGGCTGACATCGAAGCAGGTGGTACGAAACGCCTGAAGCCGAAGATGGGTTACGGTGGCAGCGTGCACTCTGTGCGTGATCGTCCTGCGAAGCGACGAGCGAAGTCAGGCAGGGGCATGCCCAAAGGTGTGAAAGCTCGTGGTGGGCTGATGGAGTACGCGCAGGGAGGCAGTGTCCCTCCGTCCGTAGGGCATCTAGGTCAAGGTGCTGCTGCCAACGCTGCCCGAGCTACGCGCAAGCGTGAGATGAAGATCGATGAGACAGCGCAGGAAGCGATCAGAGCTTCACGTGCGTCTATGATATCTGGTACGGCAACGCAGGATCGACCTCCGAAACCAGCAGCGAAACGTCCAGCAAGCAGGGCACCGGCACCAGGATCTCAGCGCGGTAAGCGTCCGCATTACGGTCTGCCCTTCAAATCCACACCGATGGTCAAGTAGGAGAATCCCTTGCCTACCAGTGGAACAGTCGGCTCGACGATCTTCACGAACCAGCAGATCATCGATCACGCATTTCGGCGCTGCAAGATGGTCGAGCAGGAGATCACCGGGGAGCACCTGGAGATCGCGCTCGAACTGATGTGGCTGTTCTGCATGACGCTCGTGAATAAGGGCATCAAGCTGTGGAACATCGATGCGATCATCCTGCCCCTGTACGAGGCTGAGCAGACGGTACCGCTGCCGTTGGGCACGGAGGACATCCTCAACATCAACTTGCGCACGCAGACGCGGATAACAGGAACTGCGACTGCCACGGAGGGTGTTGCGGACAATGCCTTCGACAGTGACCTGACAACTGCGTGCACACAGATAGCAGCAGACGGTTCGATTACGATGACGCTGCCGTCGGCACAGGCTCTGCGTACCTTCGGAGTCCTGCCCAATGTGTCGGCAGCAACTCCTACTGGGTGGAGCTATGTGATCGAGGCGTCGAACGACGGCTTCGTGACGTCCACTACGTTCATCACGCGGACAGACTCGACCGTGGTCGCAGGTGAGTGGCTGTGGTTCGACGTGCAGGGAGTCACGGCATTCGACTCCTGGCGTTTGCGTGCATTCGGTGGTGTCACCGTGCTCGACGTTATCGAGATGGTCTACCAGACCACACCGCAGGAGATCCCGTTCTACTCCACGTTGAACCGGACGGACTACTCGAACCTGCCTGACAAGACAAGCCTGGGGCGACCGACGCAGCTCTGGTATGACCGACAGCGCACGATCCCACAGCTGGAGATCTGGCCGAGCCCTCAGTTCCAGTTCACCTTCGCGCAGATCACTGGCTTCGTGCAGTCACAGATGCAGGACGTCGGTGTGATGACAGATGAGCTGGAAGTTCCTGATCGCTGGTACCTCGCCATCGTCTGTCAGCTGGCGAAGCAACTATCACGTGAGATCAAAGAGGTGCGTGAGGAGCTTATCCCTCGCATCGATCAGGATGCGTTGATGTATCTCAACGACGCCTGGGCAGGTGAAGGCGACGGCTCTGATACGTTCTGGCGACCTAACATATCGCCCTACACGAGGTAACGATGTCACTCTTTATTGATCCTACAGGCAGATCAACTTACGGCATCGGTGTGTGCGCACGCTGCTGGCAGAAGTTCAGCTTGGAAGATCTGTACTCGGACCCGAACTCGCCAGGACTCAAAGTCTGCCTGAACGACCTGGACGACTACGATCCGTATCGTTTGCCTGCGCGGCACACAGAAGATGTGACGCTGCGGTTCTACCGTCCGGACGAACCTCTGACAGATGGAGGTCCGATTCCCAACGTAATCAGCCTGAACGGTGTGCGAGCAACTGTTGGTGGTAACCCGCGTGTGACTGCAGGGGGCAACTTGCGCGTCCTCGAAAGTGCCACGCTAGGAGAGGACGAACCCTAATGCCTAATGTAAGAATTTCAGATCTGCCTCTTGCTACCTTGCCTCTCGATCCGCTCACGAGCTTTTTCGAGGTGCAGGCTATTGAAGGTGGCGAAGACGTCAGCCGCAGGGTTGCTACAGATGACATCAGCATCTCCATTACGAGCATCGTGGGCACAGGTGTAGTCGATCCGAGCACAGCGCTCCCCTATGACTACGATGCAGAGCTGACGTTTGAAAACGCTAACGCGCTTCAGACAGCGAGGTTGGGCTGGGATGGGGCAAGCACCCTCAAACTTGAATCCCTCGCGTTCGGTGCGAATCTTCAGCTCGTAACCCGAAGCCCCGCAGGTGTCGAGCAAGTTGCCTTCGTCTACAGCTCTAGCAACGACGTCACCCAGATCGGGCAGAATGCGATTCACATCGATGGCAACGGAGATATCGATTTCGAGTACGACATCTTGGGGGGCAACACCGGGAACCTGATGATCCTCAGGCAGTTCGATCTGCAGATCATCGATCAAGCGACATCGACCAGTGGGCGACTTGTTTTTTCCCAAGGCTCTTTCATCATTACGGAGCGTGGGCACATTGGTTTAGATACCGACGGTGTCTTCCGAATGCACAGTCAGCTCTCTTCAGGTCCTGCTATTCGAGCACGCTCGTCGGGTGTGGACTGGGACGTTCTTGATGTAGATACAGGTCAAGGCGAATTGCGGCTCTACCAAATCGTGGGAGCTACTCGCACCCTCTCTCTTAGCACCCAACCCACCGGCATCCGGGTTCACGGTGATGGTACAAACGATCCTGTCACACCTGGGCTGACCCAGAATGCCAGTGTGCAGTTGCGAAATGCGAGCGACGAGATCGTAGGTTTCTTGGGATATGCCACTACGGATTTTCTTCTCACCGCTAACCAGCGCGGTGCCGAGCTGATCTTCCGAGCCACTGACGATGCTGGTGTCCAGCCGGTACTGTTCCAGGCTGATCCAAACGTCAACACGCAGCTGGGTCACGGACCGTCGAATGCATTCGTTGCACGTACGGAGACCGCTGCGAACGGTGGTCTCGAAGTCAATAACACGGCAACAGGTGCAGGCTTCGAGCGTGTACTGACGACAGCAGACCTAAGCGCGGGAATCAGCTTCCCCATCGACGCAGCAGACAACGATCAGATCCGTTGGGGCACTGGGCAGGACATGCTGCAGTTCTTCGACGGCACTGACATGCAGTTCAACGCAGTCGATGGTGTGGACTTCCGCTTCCTGGGTGGCACGGCTGGCGCAGAGGTCATGCTCACCTTGATCGCTAACGGTGCGGTCGAGATACCCTTCGACGGTACGGTGAGGCTTGCCACCAAAAGTACTGGTGCAGATGTCACCGGCACTGAGTTAGATGTCATCAACTCTGCCAATACGCTCGTAACGTTTAAGGTTTTCAACAGCGTTGGCGGCATCGCGATGTTCTCGCAAGCGACATCGGGTGACGCGGCTCTCGGACAACTAGATGGTTCGGGTGTGATTACAGACCGGTGGATGAACTTCTTCCTTGATGGTGCAGTGGAGCAGTTCTTCAATGCAACACGTCGCTCAGCAACTACTGGTCTTGGGTTCGATACCTTTGGCACGTTGTTTCAGCTTGATAATTCTAGTGCGGCAACTGCTGCTGATATTCGTGCTCGTAACAGTGAAGGAGGAACCCTCTTTCGTTCTGATGGTGGCACCCTCTCTATTTGGCAAACTGATAATCTGGGCGCTTTAGAAAATCTCATCCTTCAAACCAGCAACAATGACGCTACGCGCCTTTACTTCAACGGTCTTCTTCGCATGCAAGTTTCCAGTGGTGGTCTCGATGTAACCACCACGGCAGGGGGCAACGCCTGCGTGGTCGATATACACGGAACCGGGGTGAATCAGGATGCCAGCGTGCGAATGCGAGCTGATGCTGGAGGAGTCCAGTTACTTTGGGATGAAAGTGCCACGGCAGGATTGTTACGTCAGGTCAGCGCGGTTGGTGGTATCGAGGATACCTGGATATCGATGGTCCAGAACGGTCAGGTCGAACTGTTCAACAACGGTGCGGGTGTAGCGCGCACAATCACAGCTGCCAACGGTGGACTCGAAGCGAACAATGCGCTGACGGGTGGCGGCTACGAGCGCGTGCTCACGACGAGTGATCTGGCTGCGTCAGACATTGGGCTCTCCGATACGCGCACCTCAGCGGTGGGTCTGACGACTGCGACGCTTACCAATATTCTCACGGTGACGCCCGAAGTGAACCACAACTACTTCGTCCACGCACAGCTGAACATCAGCTCACCTGCAGCTGACAATGCGGTGGTTGATTTCACATTGCACAACGACAACATCTTCGAGGGCACACTCACCAACTCGGATGACAGCACGACGACTGCATTCGATGCTCAGTTCGGAGACGTGAGCACGAGCGACGTCGCTGTCAATACAGATGGATCGGCGCAGCCCGATGGCTCGTACGTCACGATTGAAGGAATTCTGAAAGTAGGGGCTAACACCGCTGCTTTCGTATTACGTGCAGCCAAAGGCGCGGACACCGGAGCGGATGGGACGGTGGGTGCGAACGGCTCGTATCTGATACTCATCCCAATTAACCAAGACTAAAGGAGAACTAGAAATGCCACAAATGAATGCAAGCTCTCAACAGATTGCTGCCGCCGCAGCCGCTGGCGTGGAGCTGCTATCGCTGAAGGATTTGAACGTTCCGCTTGGACTCGCCATCGGTGGGCAACTGAGCATGCTGCACAGCATGTTGAGCGCTGTCGCAAGCGGTGAGCTGGTCATGGTGAACGCACCACCTCCTGAGCAGCAGAAAGTACCTGCGGGAGATGGTGAGGGTGATCCACCTGGACTGTCGCGAATCGAAGGCGGCAAGAAAACAGGGGAGGGTGAAGGAGACTGATGAGTGGCATGGACATCAGCAAGGCGAGTCTTCCGATCACTGTAGTTGCAGGCATTGTGATGCTTGGGCTGGGGTACTGGGTGAATGCTCAGGACGCGAAGATCGAGAAGAACGCAGAGTCTATCGAGGAGGTCGAAGAGGCAGTCATAGAGCAGAAGCTCGAAGTGAAAGACGAACTCTCCGACATCAAGACGGTGCAGGCAATCAACGTGGTCCTGCTGCAGCAGATTGCTGATGACATTAAGAAGATGGCAGACGATGGCTGACTTCGTCTACGGCATCAAGTCATCGGAGAGGATCGCTACGTGCCACCCGAAGTTGCAGCACGTTGCTACGCGGGCGATCACGATGACCCCGATGGACTTCACCATCGTGCATGGCTGGCGTGGCATGTTGATTCAGAACACGTTGTTCGAGTCGGGAGCATCGGAGAAGAAGTGGCCTGACTCGATGCACAACAACGAGGAAGAGGAGGTTGACGGTGTGCGTATGCCGTGCTCCTTAGCAATTGATTTTGCCCCATGGATCAACGGCAAAATTCCGTGGAAGGATACGCATGCCTTCGCGGTGGTAGCGGGGGTTTGGTTCGCCGCAGCGAAAGAGAGTGGTGTCATTCTGCGCTGGGGTGGTGATTGGAACATGAACGGACTGACAACAGATCAGCTGCTCATGGACTTTGGACACGTGGAGATCCGGTTATGAAGATCGAGTTGAACAATCCACTTCCACTTGTGTCGGTAGCCCTGTTGGGTGCCGGTGTGGATGTGCAGTACGCACGTAATGATGAGGGTCATCATATCTGCATGTCGGTGGAAATCATCGTATGGGAGTGGTGCAAAGAGTGGACGGTGAGGAAGACTGAGCAATGAGCGTCCTTACAGCCATAGCGGGTGCCGTCAAAGGCATCATGGGCAACAAGGGTATCGGGGATCTGATCTCGGAGTTCATTCCCGACAAAGACAAAGCTGCCGAGTTCGTCCACCGGTTTGAAATGGCTACGCTTGAGGACAAGAATCTTGAGCGTCAAGCTGAGGTCGCGTTTGAAGAAACGATGACCAACCGCATCACCGCTGAGCTGCACCAGTCAGACCTGAAGACAAAGCGCACACGTCCAGACATTGCGCGGCAGTCGTGGTACCTCACTATTGCCTACGCGATCTTCTCGACCATCGGGGCTCCGTTGCTTGCGTACTTCACCGCGCAGACAGGTCCAGATGGTGAAGCGATTGCAGGTATATTCAGCGACATCACTTTCCTGTGGGAAGTGTTCATCGCGATTGCATCACCCGCGCTCACCTACATGGGTGTGCGTTCTTTTGATAAATGGAAAAACGGAGGCTCTTAATGAGCGTATTGACAGCACTTAGCCAACTGATCTGCCATCCCCGAATGGGGGGCGGCAGTCTCGTCACAATCCCACAAGCGTCGGAGCTGCTGGAGCATGCCGATGCAGGCAGGGTCACAGAAGAACAATTGGAAGCCATGGCAGCAGCTGTTCGGGGACCAACACCTGATGAGTGGTCGGCGATGCGAGGAGCGGTACCTGATGAGCCAGAAGCGACGCCGGAACCAGAGCAGGTTGCTGAGGTTGAAGAGGAGACGCCCGAGCCTGAGCCCGAGCCAGAACCCGCAGCCGCAACCGAAGAGGACGACGACACAGTCGCCTCAGCCTGAGGAGTAACCCATGGCTGTCTCAATGACATACAACTCGCTGCTGGACGACTTACGTGCGTACCTCGAAAGAGGTACAGCCGTGGACGAGACAGTGTTCGATCAGCTGCCGAGTTTGATCAACCTGGCTGAGAGACAGCTTGCAAACTCCGTGAAGCTGTTGGGCTTCGTGAGCGTCGTGACGGACACGATGACGATAGGTCAGTCGGTCATCCCGAAGCCTGATCGATGGAGGGATACGATCTCGATCAACTTCGGCGTGGGGGCAACGCAAGTACGGACACAGTTGTTCCTACGATCCTATGAGTACATACGCACGTTCCACCCTGACGAGGACTTGACAGGTCAGCCTAAGTTCTACGCTGAGTACGACTACTTCAACTGGCTGATCGGACCATCGGCGGACTTCGCTTATCCGTTCGAGGTCAATTACTGGGAGTTGCCT